GTATACGATAGAGATGACATCAAAATCTATATGTCTCAACAACAATTTAAGTGTTATTTAGTGGCAATTAGAAATGTGAACAACTTCCATTTCACTGAACCAACTCTTGGTCAAGTATTCACTACTTTCCATCCTCAAACTAACTATGAGGTTGTAGGTGTACCAGGACTTAATGGTTCAAATCTAATTGTGATTGGACCAATGCAATATATGCTTTGTGGGACCGATTTAGTCTCGGATGAAGATTCATTTCGGGCGTGGTGGTCCCAAGACTTAACAATCAAGAAGTTACAACTTGAAGGTCTTGTAAAATCGGAAGAATTGCTGGAAACTCCAGAGATGGACAATCAGCAGCCGAGCTTTATCGGGAGATAAAGAAGGTTCAACGACTAGGAGAATACAGGTAGAACACCGATGAATCTCCCACGAGCATCCGACACCGATAAAACGGTGATGATATAGTCTGACCCTCACAAATAATCTAAAATAAAAGTGAGGAAGTTGAAATTAAAAAAACAACGATAACAACCTGTTCAAGAAGTGAGAATTATGTCTTCATGGAAATTGGGAACACAAGTTGCATTCCCTCAGTTCTTTGTAACTAACGGATTGTCTTAATATTTTAAGAAGGGGTATTGTCCCCTTCTTATTAAAAAAATAAACATTTAAATTAAATCATTATAAAATGGCATGTAATTTAACGGCTGGTATAGCACTAGGTTGTAGAGATAATGTCGGTGGTCTTAAGACAATGTGGATTACAGATTACACAAACATTGCATCTCTCACACAGAGTACTGGTGACACAATTACGCAGATTTCAGGTTCGGGAACATTTTACGAATTTCAATTGATAAGAACTTCTTCTCAGCATACTGAGACAGTAAATGCTTCACTTGAAAATGGTACAATTTTCTATGGAGGAGAATGTGTTACATTCTTTGCGAAACTCGACCAAGCTAAGCGTAATATCCTTAAAACACTTGGTCAATCTCAACAATTGGCTATCGTTATTGAGACTAACGATGGTTCATACTTCTATCTTGGACAAACATACGGTTGTTATGTAACAGCTGGTACATCTGTCACAGGATTGGGGCTCGGAGATAGACAAGGATACAACATCACATTCGGATATTTGGAACCAAATCCAATGAACGAGTTGAGTGGTCCTTTGACTTCAGTTGTTGCAGGTATAACTGTACAATAATCTTTTCTAAAATGGTGGGGAGAATTTATATCTCCTCACTATTTTATTATATTTAATAGAGATGTTAATAATAAAAGCGGGACAGAGGAATACTCTTGTTGTTACAGTTTCACAAAATTCAGAACTCTCAAACCCTGAATATCTATTTTCATTTACTCATACTTTTACCAAAGAGAAAGTAAGATTTATCCCAACGGATATTTCTTCTCATAAGTCGAGATATGATGAATTTGAATTTGTTGAAGGAACAGGTGTTGGACAAGTTATGTTCCCATATGAAGGGACTTATACCTATGGTATTTACGAACAACAAGCTGGTAGTGGAAACTTAAATCCATTGCTCTCTTATAATCAAGTTGAGAATGGTTTAGCAACCGTTTATGTAAGTAGTGCTATGACCAGTGAATCTAACTTTGATATATTTATTTCTCCTGATGAGGAAAATTCCAATTATATTTTTGCTCCTGATGAATTAAACCCTCCTTCACCATAATTGATTATTGATATAAAAAAATATATTTATTAGTATGAGCGAAAACATTACGCCTGATAAAAAAATTACCAATGATACTCTCAAAGTGTTTGAATTTGGAATACCAGCTCGTGTCCCAATCATTGAAGAAAATTTATTAATTAACACAAGAACGCCGTGGGTATGGTATGGTATTTCAAATCTTGCACCACAAGAATTAATTAGATTATACAATACATCTCCTACACATAGAGCTTCAATTCAATCAAAGTGGTATGGTGTCAGAGGAGAAAGTTTGATTGCAGAAGTAGGAAAAGAGAATAAACTTATTATGGTTAATTCTCTTGGAGATACACTTTACGACATATGGAATAAAGCTACTTTAGATTTTATTTTATATGGTGGTTTTGCTCTTAATATTGTTTGGAGAAAAGATAGAGAGCTTGGTTTTGAAATCTATTACATGGATTTCTCAAAAATCAGAGCAGCTAAATCTGATTTGTATGACAAGGTTCATCATTATTATTATTGTGTAGATTGGTCAGCCTATAAAAGACCAGGATTTGAACCAAGAAAACTTCAAGCATTTGACCCAAATGCAGATGAACCATCTCAAGTATTTTATTATACAACTCACTCAGCAGGAAATAATTATTATGCAACCCCGAGCTATTGGGGGGGAGCGACTGCTATTTCCACGGAAATTGAAATATACAATTGGTGGTATAACAACATTTGTAATGGATTACAACCATCTTTATTTGTTTCTTTATCACCAGTTCCTGGTCCTGAAGAGCGTGAAGCGATATACCAAAATTTGTCCAACAAAATGGGTGGTTCCAACAACGCGGGCAAGCTCTTTTTAACATTCAGTGATAATAAAGACCAACAACCAGTTGTAGAGCAGATACAACCCAATTCAAGTGATAAACAATTCTTGGAGATGGGTGAAGCTGTTCAACAAGCAATTTTAACATCACATCAGATTAGTTCACCTGAATTACTCGGAATTTCTACACCTGGTCAATTAGGTACTCCTGACCATCAACTCGCTCAAAATCATTTTCAGAACTTGGTTATTAAGCCCATACAGACTGAAATCAAAATTGTAATGGAGAGGCTTCTATTACTACGCGATAAAGAACCTGTTAAGTTCGAGATTGAACAATTTAAGATGGTTACAGTTCAAGATGAAAAACCAATCACAAGAATAGAAGAAGAAAAGATAGAAGATGTTGGAGTTCAAAAAGACGAATCAATAAACGAAACAAATAACCAATAATATGTCATCACCTGGTATTGTCCCTCAGAATGTACTTCTGTTAAGTGAGAACAAACTTAAAAATTTCACTGACATTGACCCCAATGTATCAGCAGCGATATTACTACCTTTCGTTGGCGTTGTTCAGCAAACCAAGTTAGAATATATAATCGGCGCTCCTTATTATCGGTCTCTATTAAATCAAGTTTCCAACAACACAATATCGGGTAATACTACTGATTACAATTTTCTTTTATACTTCGTTCAACCAGCTCTTATTTGGTGGGCTTATGCTGAAGCATTACCATCAATTTTTATGCGTATCAAGAACAATGGAATACAAAGCGGTGTTCCAAATACAGTAACCATAAATGAGATGAATTATATGCAGAAAAGAGCTGATGATAGGGGACAATTTTTTGAGGAAAGAATGATACAAGAGATTATATTCAATTCCAATTTGTATCCTCTTTGTTATAACTATACTTCAAATCAAGGTCTATTTCCTCATTTGGGAAAACAATATTTCAGTGGAGTTCATATTCCGAATGGAGCTTGGACAAATACACCAGGTTATATGATGCAAACACTTGGATTACAATGGTATAGCGACCCCACAATGTCCTGTTGTGGCTTATATTAATTAAATTAAAATGACAGAAATAATTACTTTATTCATATCAAATATTCTGACTGGTTCTGTGACTTGGTTTTTCAGTAGGAAGAGACAGAGTGCAGAAACAGACAATGTAATATTGGAAGGTCTTACTCATTCAATGGAAATTTATAAAGATATTATAGAATCATTGAAAGAGGAGATTATGAGACTTAATACCAAAATAGAACACTTGGAAAGTAGAATTGAGGAACTCCATAAAGAAAACAAAATATTAAAATCTAATATCTAATGCCAAAGGCTAGACAAAAAGATGAATCAGAAAAAGATTTTATCTCAAGATGTATGAGTGAAATCAAAGGTGAATTTCCTGACCAATCTCAGAGATATGCTGTTTGCAAATCTTATTCTGATAAAGCAGAACAAAAGATGAAACAGGAAGAACTATTTGTATTAACTCCAAAGAAAAATGAAAATAGAGGAATGTATCTCAAAAGATGTTCTTCTAATTCAAAAATTAGAACACAATTTGTTTCTTTGAAAGAAAGGTCTGCTTTCTGTCTCAGTTCATTTAATGAATATTACAAATGGTGGAATAAGATTGAGATGAGTGAAGCTCCTGAGGATTCTGTTTTGGGTGAATGTATTGCTGAGAATAAAGCTCGTGGTCTAAATTATCAAGAAGCCTATGCTCGTTGTTCAACAAAAATTGGAACACCTGCTCTCGGTGCTGGTCAATCAATAAACCTTTCAAATGATGATTTATTAATTGAACCTGTTGAATTCTCTGAAGCTGCAAAAAAATGTATTGAAAACCATGTTATGGCTGGTTTTCCAAAAGATAAATCTATTGAGTTCTGTAAAAACAGAATGATAAAATAACTAATTATGAGTTTTACTTTAACAAACAATTCTCAAGCGGTAATAACGAGAATATCAGCTGTCCCTGATGGAGAAGCCGCATTTTCAATAACTGCTGGTTCATTACCTCTTTATTCAGGAGATAGTTTAACTGCAGACAATTCAACAATCATAAACAATACCTATTCTTTTTTTGGTTCACAAAATGGTCAGATTGCTCTTTTTATTGAAGAGGGTGCTTGTCAGATTGAACTTTATTCGGGAACTACTCTTCTTGGTTCAGTTGAAGCTAGTTCAGGATGGGCAACAATTCAAACACCAGTTCTATATTCAAATAGTTCTGTTAGTGTTGTTTGTAAGAATGAGACTTTACCATCTCCTTCTCAAACTCCGACTCCGTCTGTGACAGCTCAACCTACACCAACCCCAACTGTAACATCAACTCTTACACCAACACCGACTCCAAGTGCAACACCTGGTAATGTTACACCACAGAGTTTGGGAGCTGTTTATTATGTTGATTTCACAGATAGTTCAAATTTAGTGTTTAGTGCTTCAACTGATTATGTACTTCAAGCTAAAAATAATATTAACTCTGAATTTAATTTTAATTACTATGATGGTGCAGAACCGAATGTTTTATATTCTCCAAATGGATATGATACAGGAAAGGGTGCTATTGTCATGACTGGCGATGGACTTACATCAACAGGTCTTACAACAGCGTTCAGTGCAAGTACTTCTTTCTTATTAGTTAAAATTAATGCAGATGCAAACACAGATTTGATTACAGTATTTGATGGAACAACAGAGAGAAACCAAAAAACTTATGTAGCTGGTACTGATGCTATTCGTAATAATCAATCATCAACAGGAAGTACGACTGCGGTTCAAGTAAACTATGCACCTTATACTTACGGTGGATGGGATGTTTTAGGTTTCCGTTCTTATCAAGACGCAACATTAGGAAACACTGCAGAGGTATGGTTGAATGGTAATTTGGTCGCTAGTGGAAGTAATGCATCAAGAGTTATTAGAACAATCAATAATGCTGCAATGAGTTACTACATCGCATTTGTGGCTGGTGGAAGTACAGGTAATAATTTGATGGCTGCAGCTATTGAGTTCAACAAGAAACTTACTGATACAGAAATGTCTCAAATGTTTGATTTTATGAGTTGGAAGTATTGAGTTATTTCACAACTTTAATATATTTATATTCAAGACAGGGTTTTTAATTATTCTTTAATTATTCTGCATCCCATTCAGTATTTTTCCCTGTCTAAGCAATATACAATTGATTAAGTCAGGTACTCACGACCCCCGAGTACCTGATTTTTTTTTGCTAAAATTACTTGACTACAAGGGGGTATAGTATTATATTTATAATATAAAAATAAGGGTTATGTCAAAAATAAAAGATTACTTAAGCGCAGAAGATTTTGATTTATTGTTTGAAGACGAACTTGATGCTCTCGATTTGGATTATCAATTTGAACAATACATTGAAGAAAAGTCAGCAATGGAAGCTGAGATTGCTTGGGGAAAATAAAACTATATTATATGAAAAAGGGAATTACAAAAGCGGAACAACAAAGAATTAACGAGTTATTGAAAGCTCGTAGAGAAAGAGAATTAACAAAGGAATTATCTGTCTCAATGCAAAGAGAAAGATTATCTCTTTATGAAGAAGGACAATATGTTAGAAGAGATGGTTTAACTCATTTGGAGTATGTACAATTAGAAAGTTATAAGCATGAAAAATTATAAGGTAGTAATCACACTTGAGTTCCCTG